AGAAGTCACTGTTTTTGAGCCAGCAGTAAAGTCACCAGCTGAGAACAAGATACCTGTCGTATTATCAATAGCAGATGTACCACCAACGTTAATGAATGCGCCTGCAACTGTACCTGAACCAGTCATTGTGAACACAACAGCAGCACTTGTAGCCAATACAGCTGGGTTAGCCGTAGTAGTTGTAGTGAATGCTGGAGTTTTACGTGTGCCTGAGTATGTAGGTGCATTTGCTGTACCAACCTCTAACCAACCCGCGTGTGATGCTTGTGTATCACCGTAAGCTGCTGCGCCTGTACCTTTTAAGCCCATAGTGTTTGCACCAGCCGCTGCGTTAGTAACAAAATAGTTTTGTACTAAGTTTTGACGACCTACGTTGGTTGTTAAATTTTCAATAGTGTCTGTCCACTTAACGTTACCACTTGCATCGTAACATGTCGCAGTGTAAACACCCTCTAAGCCGATAATATCGACCTGACCAGCGTTGCGGGTTACTGTTGCTTCCACTGCATCGCCAAATTTTGCTGAATCAAAATTGCTCATAATTGCTCCTAGGTAATTCTTAATATGGCGTTTGTTGCGTCCGCCGTTGGAAATTGAATTGTAAAACTATTTACCGCTAACTTGCTACTACCAAAGTTTAGTACACAAACCGCTGCACCTGTTGTTGCATTATACACCAGCGCACCAAAACAAGTAAAGCTAGCTGGAGTCCATGTAACATTACTAAAAGATACATACGCTACCCCACTCCCATTATCAGGAATAGTTGGTGTTAGTACCTCGCCCCCTGCAGTATACCCAGTCCCAGTAATTTCACCTACGGCTGTGTAAGCCAAAGTGTCTGCATTTAGTTCAGCTGTAGCATCGTATAAAGCTATCTTATACACATAGGAAGTACCCGTGTTAAAGTTCTCTGTACCTTTTAACAGGTTAGTCTTAAATACAGTTGTCTGTCCTTGTACTATAGCCATTAGGTTGTTACTCTCAATTTAGTCTGCCCGTCCCGATAAGCGTCACCACGTTCTAGTCCGTCACCTAAGCGTTTTAGTTGACCTAGGGCATCTTGGAACATCTTCTCATAGTAAGTAACCATGTCCTGTTCACCCTTCATAAAGATGACTGCTTCACGCATAGAGCCATAAAATAGAGCTGGGTCATAGTTATCACCTAACCAGCTAGTACCTGTAGTGTTAGCCACTGATAGTACTGGAACTGAAAAGCCTGCGCCTGAACCACCAATATTAGTATTCGCTGTAGTTAATATACCCCCAACTGCATAGAGTGAGCCACCATTATTTAGTGTTACACTAGTAACAGCCCCAGCAGCCACTACAACTGTAGCATGTGCATAAGTACCAGACCCACCAGTTAGACCTACATTATAGTAAGTCCCGTTGTTATATGCGCTACCACCCGTAATTGTATCAAACGCAGTTATAACACCTTGCACAATAGATACTGGGTAGTAGAAGTAATGTAGCTCTACATCGTAGTTAGCGTCAGGAGTCGGACCAACAATCAAAGATAACTCGTTTATTGCGTTTATCTGAGAACCGAAGAGTGCATAGTACTTAGGAAGCCCTGTTGATGTCGGGGTAGGGTATGACTCTCTAATAAAGTTCACATCTTTGTTTAGTAGGTATGAATAAGCCCCACTAGTATCTATAACAGCTAAGGAATAATTAGCTAACCAATCATCAGGCAACGCTATGTATTTATTATTAGTGCTCATAGTACCCGTCACATTTTTGCGCAGGGAAGGTAGTTGGACAGTATTAAATATACGTCTTTCAGCTTCTTGCACAAACAGAGGTATGCTCTCTACGAATAGAGTCTCAGTATTTTCTGAGTAGTTCTGTATTGCCTGACTAAGCTCTATATAGTTCATTGGCCTACCTTATGCCATTGGGCCACGGGCTTTTAACCCTTTAGTAGCACAGCCGTTACCACGCGTAACGATACCTGCTTTTTCAACAAAGTCTTTCTTACCACCAATACTTACAGACATAGCCTCTGTTTCAGGGCCAACATTAACTGCTGCACGTGTATTAGGGTCTACATTTATGTTACTATTATCAGCCATGATTAACCACCCTTTTTCTGATTAGCTGCACGAGCTAAGTTACGTCCTACTTGTTTCATTGCACCAGAAGTAACGCCAGAAGCACCTTTGCCACCTTTGCCACCTTGAATACCTACGTTTGGACCTGTATCACCGAGGTTTTTACCCTTAGTCTTACCTTTTGAAACTACACCGTCTGCTGCTTTAGTAAATGCCATTTTAAATCTCCTAAGTTGTTGATACCGTTACTATACCGAGTTGTGTCTGAGCAATCAAGGCGTTTGGTGTTAATTCACTAGTAAACCCTCTTGCGCCGCCTACCGGTGCCCACCCCCACTCAAATACTCTACTACCACCTTCTGGTTCCCCGTCTGGCCCTATGCCTGACACTGCATAGCTTGTATCTATTCTTGGGTCACGTACAGCTTGTGGGTCATTAACTGGGTACATACCTAGTTGCAACTGTGGTTGGTCGGGTTCCCAACACTCTGGACATACCATAATATTTACTTGTTTGGTTTTAATAGTTAGCTTTCTAAGCTGTTTAAGCATATAGCGTTGACCGCAACGGTCACACTCTGCAATACTATGTTTACCAGAACTAAATTTACTAGCCATACTTACCTCGTGTACGACATGTTTCTAGGCACAAAACGAATGGGTGCCTTTTCTCTATCCTCATCAGCCGCTAATTGAAACTGTTGTTCATAATCTGCTTTAAGCCCAGTAATACGTTCTAATGGTATATTTGGCAATTTGATTGACAGATAGTAAGCTAAGCCTGCTACCATAGCATTTAAGAAACGGAATGGGATATCTTGAGTATTTACACCATCGCCAGCATCGTTAATACGACGTAAACGCCAATAGACAAAGGTATATTGCGCATCTGGGGCATTAGGTGTAGGCCATACAGTAACTTGGGGGTAGTTTACCCCAGTAGGCGTTGTAGCGCCTGACTGACGGTTTATCCATACTTGGACAGGTCTACCTGTAGTTAATTTATTAGGTATTGTAGAATAAGTAGACTCAGAAATGCGTGAGATATTAATATCTGTCTGGTTAGATGCACTACCCGCGTTAGTACGGATTACTTGGTCTAATAGGTCTATTGTATCAACAGGTAAGTCATAAGTAGCCACGCCTGTATGTAGGGTTAATTGCCCTTGTTCGATAGTCCATAGATTAATGCCACGATTAGCCCACTCAATAGTAAGCAAGTTTAAACTACGTCGCGCTGTGCGCAAGTCATAGCCTGTTCTTAACTCACTACCACAACGCTCAAAAGCCTCTTCTACAAGGTCATTAAGGTCTAAGTTGAATGTAGAAGTACCTGTAGTTGTCATTATTTACCTTTTTGTCCTAGCCCCGGAAAGTTTACTTTGCCACCGCGCTTAAAGACTTCCACTTTATTAGGGTCATCTTTGCGCTTGATAATCTTTTTCTTCGGCATTTTAGAGGGGTTAATATCCCCCATACCGCGAGAGGCTATCATACAAACCTTCCTTTAGTCTTACCACGTACTTCAATGCCACCACCACGAGCAAACTTTTTAGTCTTTTGGTATTGGTCAGCACCTTTTTTGTTCTTCATATCTTGAAGTTTATCAGCAACTTCGCTAGGTACAGGTTCTTTTGGTTTAGGTAATACTTTACCCAGCCCACCTTGTAGCCCACCTTTTAATACTGCCTCTTTCATATCATCAGCCATTATACTATCCGTCCTTTTGTTTTACCGCGAACTTCAATACCACCACCGCGAGCCATCTTTTTAACTTTACCACCACACTTCATACCCTTAGCCATTTCCATACCTTCGCCTTGAGCATACTGTTCGGGAGTGATTTTGCCAGACTTGATAGCCTTAGCTTCTTTAAGTTCTTCGCTGTGTGTATCTTTGCCTTTGAAGAGTTTTTTTAGTTTATCTTTAGTCATAATAATTCCTATCCAAATATTCTATGTGCAAAATGGGTAACTACTCCGCCTAGTGCGCCGCCAGCTCCACCTACCATCATTAAGACTTTCCATCCCCCACGAGCTTCTGCAAGAGTTGTATTAATCGCGTTAAGAGTTTTTTTAATGTCATGTACATCAGAGACAAGTCTATCCATATCAGTCTGTAAGTGTTTAATTTCATTCGCATGGGTGGCTAGTTCTCTAATTGTTTCTATCGGGTCTGGACTCATACATTACCTAACCATAAACCACTGTAACCCCAGTTGGGGCAACGGCTACGGACGTGTACCAAACGCCATTAGGGAATAAAATACCATCACCGGGTAAGAGGATGTTAGTGCAGTTAGAGTTAGCACCAGTATCGAGTTCTAGTAATACATTACCACTAGAAGCATCTAAGAATTTTGCTGAGCCAGCTCCGGCTCCACCAGTGAGCACTACAGACTTAATCCGTGCACGGCCAGCAATAAGTGCTAGGTTTGTTTGTGTGCTACCAGTATGAGCACTTTTTACATCATATTGTACCGCCATAATTAATCTCCTTGAAGTTAAAGTAGGGCCGAAGCCCCTAGATTAATTAGTTTTGGAATACAGTTTGGTTAGACGCACCATCTGAGCCGCGAACAACATATGTAATAACAACAGTAACTGCACCAGTAACAGAAGCACCAGTAGAAGTAAATGTAACTAAAGCATCTGTAGCACCTACGTTAGCCGCGACTGGAGTAAATGTAGCGCTGTTAGTAACTACGACTGTATTTGCAGTTGTAATAGTAGAAGCTGTATTTACGTCCACACCAGCGATTGTTACTTTTAGTGTAGTTGCTGAAGCAAACAATGTAGTAGTTAAGAACTGAACGTCTGTAATCAATGCACCTGCAGGAATTGCGCCTAATGAGCCGGTTAAACCAGCGATTTGTGCAGCAGTTAAGTTAGTTGTTTGGGCTACAGTAGTAGCACCTAAGTTGTTGACTGTACCAGCTGTTGAGCCTGTTGTAGATTTAACAGTACCCAATAACCATGGACCTAAACGAGTAGCGAATGCCATAATAAAATTCTCCATATAGAGTGAAGCTTATTAGTCTTATATGCGCCTGCCGGGTCAGTCTAATAAGCCGGATTTAATATTCCCGGTTGATATAGCATTTATACTATGTTATTCTTTGGGTGTCAACTGATTAATAGGATAATTATGGCTTATAAAAACTCAGATAGAGATAAAGCAGCACGTAAAGCCTATAAGCGTAAAACAAAAGATAAATTCATAGAATGGAAGTCTACACTCAGTTGTGTAATGTGCGGAGAAACCCATATAGCCACACTAGATTTTCACCATCATACCCCCCACCCAGCTAATTTAAAAATAGCACACCTAGTTAAACACGATAGATTTACATTTGCTAGAAAAGAAATAGAAGAGAAGTGCATAGTACTCTGTAGTAACTGTCATAGAAAACTCCACCATGAAGAACGCCAAATACAGTCAGGCCAGCTTACAGAAAGGTAGGCGTAGATTTGGTAGTTGTTACATGTAACGCAGAAAGCCGAAAAACTCGTTACTTACTACATCCTCTAATGTCGGCTTAACCGCCTATAAAGAAAGACCCCGCGTAGTTTCCCAGAGGCGAGGTGCGTATATACAAAGTATATACTATTTATACCGTTCTATATATAATGCAGCTTTTCGTAATATGTCTGGATTATCTTTAAATCCACCTAAGGCCTTATTACATGAGGCGCATAGTAATGCACGTACTTTTCCGGAATTATGACAATGGTCTACCGGCATATGCCTTGGAACTCCCATCGAATCTACATTTGTTTCAAGCTCTCCGCATATTGCGCATTTGTAATCTTGTGTTAATGCCATTGCTCTATATTCGTCAAGTGTTATCCCGTACATCTTTTTAAGGTCTGCATTTTTAGCTTTTTCTGGGTTTGCGCTACGCCATTTTCTCGCGTACTCTGCTTTATCTTTGCTTGAAGTAGACTCTTTCCACTGCCAATTAGTAGGGCCTAATTGTTTTAAGACATCTATTCTACGTAAGGTATGGTTAGCGGGTTTATCACCAACGCAGTTTACAAAAGCCCAAAAGTCATTAGCCCATTCATCACACATAGGTTTATCCGCTTTTCGTCTGTGCCAATGATATGTTTGATATAATGGATGGTTTTCTCTTGCCCCCCAGTCATTATTTCTAGGTTGCTCAATAGTACCATGCCTGCTGTATCTAAACAGATGCTTTTCACAAAGTCCAGATTTTAAAGTTTTTTGCTTATCTCCACATCCTTGTACAGTGCATACTGGATGGGTAGATTTGATATGTGCTCTGTAATGTGTAGCACATAATTGACCTCGATATGCTTTTTCTTGGCATCCTAAAATAGAACAAGGAGAAGCTGTTTCCAACCTCTCCTGTTCATAGTGCTTCCTACATAACCCAAGTGAGAACACTGAGTTACCACAACCGCCTGAACTACACTCTACGTATTTCATTTAAGACTCCAAAAAGTTACTATGGAGTTATTGTATCGAGTAGTCCGTTAGTTGTCAAGCCCCCGCGCTTCCGTACATACCTAATGGGTCAGACCAACCGAATGAATAACGCTCACGTGATTTGTAGCGAACGTTACCTGTATCGAAGTCACCATCCATTGAGTTTTGCAATGGAGTACGAACAAAGTGTTTCATACCGTTAGGCACATCTGTTGTTAAGAACCAAGCATTTGTGTCTGTCAAGAAGTGATTGATTGTGTAACCTTCAGCTACAGAACCGTTGTTCTTGATTGCATTGATATCATTGTCAGTAGTACCCACGCGTAACTCAGTTTCAAGTAAACGTGTTGCAACGAATTGTAATGCAGGTGGAACGATAAGTTTCTTAGGTTTAGCTGCAATCAACAAACCACGCTCATCAGTCCAAGCTGCAACTTGAATAACCGCATTTTCCAATGAAGTTTCATTTAAGTCTGCTGGTGTTGATGGGATGTTGCTGTTGACACCGCCATTCACTAAAGTATGAGATGCAGAGAATAACGCTGCGCCGTCACCACCCGGATAGGATGTGCTAAAGCCGTTGTTTAATACAGCAGCTGCTTTAACTTGTTTAGTGTATGCCATAGCACGAGCTAAGCCTTTAGTATAACGAGCAGATAATGAATCATACAAGTTATCCTCAATAGCCTCTTCAGTTAAGCTGAAGCCAAGAGCAATAGTTTCGTGGTTGTAGCGAGCTGTCCAAGCCTCTTGTGCATTGTCATAAGCGATGGCAGAACCTTCGTTTTTAACAGGAGCAGCTGAGAAGCCAGACAATTTTGTTTCTTCTTCGAAAGAACGTTCTGAAGTTTCTGTTTCATAAATCTCAGTATGCTCTTGACCGTAGCGTGAATACTCCAAACCGAACAAAGCATTCAAGCCCGGTAGAAGTTCTTTTAGTAATTGTGAACGTGAAATAGCCATGATTTAATCTCCTTAAGCTACAGCTAACGCGGTTGCGTTATTGTATTGATGAATACCAAAGTTGATTTTAACAATCACTTCACTATAGGTAGTACCTGATGTTGCTGTTGCTGGAACTACATCAATCACGCGAACTGGGAAGGTTGCAGTTAAAGCAGGTGAAGTACTCAATACAGAGTAGCTTGAATTACCTGAAGTAGTTGAACCCGCAGTAGCTAAGATTGACATGTTTGTGCCAATAGCAGAAGAAGTTACTGTAGCCATTGTAGTACCTGCAGAACAGACCGCTACTTGGAACAATGTATCAGGGTCATCTGCAACTACCGCCCAGATTTTTGTACCTGAAGCAATAGCTTGAGCCGCTGGGTAAAATTGTTGTTGTTGAACTTGACCTGTTGATGAATTAGTGAACTGTACACCCAAGAACACGCCACAAGGGGTATTAGCCGCTGTACCTGTATCTTTTTGAATTGTACCGCCAATAACGCGTTTAACAAAATCACCGTAAAAAATATTAGCATTGTAGCCTGATGCAATTTCCATCAGACGAGTAGAACCTGCGAACACTTGACCGCCGATTAAATTAACCGGTTTTAGGCCATATGGCGCTGAAACTGTTGGATAAGCCATTTAAGACTCCTTTTTTAAAATAAAATTAACTGCCTTTACCAAAGCTACTAGACGATTTCCGCTCATTAAAGATTGGCATACGTGGGTCGCTTTGACGCATCAAATTATTATCTACTGCCTCTGTCTGGGATTTTGTTAGAGTCTGGTAATGTGCATTACGCTGTTCCACAAAATCTGTAGGAGTTTTACATAGTAATAATCCGCCTATCTCAATGTTGTCTTTAAAACGACTTTGAGGGTCGACTAGCAATTTAAATTTTGGTTGTTCTTCAATACTCACCGGTTCCCATCCTTCTCGTAGCTTGGACGATAGGTTTCTTGGGTCCGCAGTGTTAAGCGTTGAAGTACGAATCCATCTATATGAATACCCAGCCTGTTTATCTGGCTCAGGGAGCAGTTCCGCGGGTTGCCATTGCTTAGGGCGTTCGCTTACTGTTCGGGTTTCTAGTTCGCGTGGTACTTTATTAGTGTCAGTCATTATCTATTCTCCAATTTTAAGGCTGCTTGCGCATATTGTTCGTTAGTAAGTCCCAATTTTTTTGCCAATTGTACTTGACTAGCTCTAAGTTTAATCTTGTTGGATGCAGTGCTCCTAGAAGCAGGTGCTACAACTGTACTCGGTTTTGTATGAGTACTTTCAACTTTTTCCTTAACAGGTTCAGAATCACTAAAGTAACCACCAAACGTGTTCCGCATTGTTTTGTCCAATTCGGCGTAGTATACGTCAGAGCCAGCATTATATCCTGCGTCTACAAGGTCCTCGTGCATAGCCAAAGCTGCTGCGGTCATTACCTTATTAGAACCATACCAATCGTTATTTTCTAGCCAATTATCTAGCTTAGCATCCGTTCGGCGTACAGGATTTTGCTGTACTTGCTCTTGATAGTGTGTTTGTACACTATTATCTTGTTGTTGTAAAGAGGGAAGTTTAAAATTCTTTATCTGCATCAATCTAAGGTTAGCATTCTGCATAGCCTCTTGAGCTTCAATCTGTTTATCAGTATCCCCTGAATCATATGCATCTTTATAAGCTCGCTTGGCCATTTCTAGCTGAAGGCTCGCTGAAGTATTCATTGACTCAACATATTCTTTCTCACCTGTAGAGAGCACGTTCTTAATACGCTTATTCTCTTCTATTAGGCGCTGGGCAAGGTTTACTGCTTCACGTTGTTCACGTATAGCGGCTTCTTTTTCACGACGTTCATCATGATAGACCTTACGCATTTGTTTAAGACGTTGCTTAGTAGCCTCGTCATACTTATCTAATTCATCCTTATCAAGCTCTTCTACAAGCTCTTTAGGCATTGGTTGTCTATTACGGTCCTCTGCAGGGGTATCATCTTCCACTTCGATTTCAAAGCTACCATCAGCTTCAATCTCTAGCTTATCGACTTTCTTATCCTCATCCGGAAATGTAAACTCTTCTTTTTCAAATTCAGGCATCTTGTCCTCCTTTATTTGCGACGGATACCGCGAGGGTCTTCTGCAACCGCTTCAACTGTATCATCATTGATTAAACGAAACTCACGACCATGGATTACCAAACGGCTACCGGAATGTGGTCTAACTAAAATAAAATCGCCCTTCTTGCACCAAGGACCCGTTGGGAATTTCTTCTCATCCTTGTAACAGTCTGGACCCATCTCTACTACAAATAGGACTGTAGTTAATGCCTCCTCATGTCGTAATGTTTCATCTGCTTTTAATAACCCACTTTCATACTCTTTATCCATTTCTGGTATTGCACAAAGAATGTGGTAGCCTGAAGGTTTTGGAAGCTGTGAAGCTTTTTCTTCCTCTGTTGCTTGTGGTTTATACGAACCTACTATCTGCGGATTATTGGGGTTTGTGCCAATAAGTATCTCAGTCATCTGCTTTCTCCAATTGTTGTTTGAGGTCTGTAATGATAAAACATGCGGCTTCGAGACCTCTTAGCTGACCACATATATATTTATACTCTTCGAATGACAGACATGCTCCCTGTGTTAGCGGTAGTGATAGCATAGCCATCCGTTCTTGATATTCTTTTAATAACATATCATAGATTTTATAGTCCATTATTTTTCACCCTTTTTAGCTACGTTTTGTCTAGCTGCCATAACTGCTTGTAAGTTTCTACTAATAACTTCCTGTTTCTGCATATCTTTACTATGTGCATTACCCGTATGATGCTTCTCTGACTCATGTTGTTGTCTAGATACTTGGCTTACAGCATCGGCTATCATCTTAGTATGTGCTTGAGCTTTATTAGCACTTAGTTGAGCAGTTGTCTTGAGCATGTCGTTCTTTTGTTGCTTATCTGCCTTACCTACATCAGCTAGTAAGCGAGCCTTATCAAGTTGTAACTGTTGGGCTTTAAACTCAGCATCGGTCTGGTCTTTCTTACCCTTGCGTTGCTGTTCTTGAGCTTTAAGTTGTAACTCTTGTTGTTGCATCTGAATGATTGGGTCTTGTTGCATTTGCTGAGCTTTTTGTTGCTGAGCCTCTGCTTGGTTTTGCTGTAACAGACGCTGCGCAGCCTGCGCCAACATTGGGGCCAGTCTATTCTCAACTTCTGGGTCCATAGACATTACTTCACCATCTACATCTTTCTCTGGTGGAAGCTCCATACCTAGTTGTTTCTCAATCTCTACTCTGTAAGCGTAGCCTAAGTGCTCGTTAATATGAGCCATCATAGCCGCCTGAATCTGCGGAGCCATAGGGTTGTTTTGCACTAGAGCAATGATTTTCGGGTCTTGTAGTGCTGATGAGTGGACTGCAATGTGAGATTGGTGGTCTTGGTAAGCAAACGCTTTTACCGGTTTCATCATCAAAATGTTCTGATTCTCAGTCACTGGGTCCATCGGTTTCTGGTCTTCATCCATCGGGATTAGCTTCTGAGCATTTTTAATACCTAGTACTTCTAACATCTGACGATGTAATAGTGGCATGTTATATATCTGTGGTGTTTGTTGTGCTAACTGCATTACAGCTTGGTACTGCACAATCTTCTGAGCCATTGTTGATGCGTTGGGGTCAGATACAGGAATTACTTCAACCATATTATAGTCAGTTTTCTTAGCCCTACGATTACCTTCTTCTGGGTCGTAGTTATAGTCATCTGGTGTATATGCTGCAATTATATCTTTAAGGAGACCTAACTCTTGCTTCATTGAGTAGTGAATCCGTGCTTGTACTGCAGACATAACCTTCAACGTGCGCTCTAAAATTGCTAGTGTAGTTCCCACTGGAGCGTTAGCTGACATATCACTAATTTGTAAGTCAGCTGTGTTGGCGAAGCGACGACCTTCTTCTACGATGTTCTGTAGTAGTGCCATTAATACTTGTGATGGCTCTTTGTATGGTAGTGGCATGATATTGTCACGCATGGTACCACTTGGTACATCTACATCACGGAACTCCCCCGGTGCAATCGGAGTATCATCACCTTTTACACGTAGCCCACGAGTTTTGAAACCCCCCGGTAAATTACTGAGAGTACCTGCGTCAACCAACTGGCGAATAAGAGAAGTGCCAGACTTAGCAAAAGCCCCAACAAGATGAATAAGACCAAAATAGTAAAACCCAAATCCCGGAACATAGCCATAATGTACGAAGTGTTGACGTTTGTGGTAAGTTTCATCTTCTGGTTCCCAGTTGCGGCGGATAGCTAAGACACTATTAGTGCCCTTCTCAATGGTAATAACATATGGTAACGCAATGCCTGTAGGTTCTCCGCTGTCCTCATCCTTATGCTCAAACCCCGGTAAGTCTAGGTCAACATGCATCTCTAGTACTTTGTAGCGTGAGTCACTTGTAGCGCGGAAGCCCATCTTCTCAGCAATTTTCTTCTCTACTTCGTCCAGCACACTCGATGGTTCACCCAAGTCAATGTCTCGATAGAACCCAGCTACCTGCAGGCGTTTAAGTTCATTCTCTGTCTTGCGCATTACATGCGTGACACGCTCTGCCGATTCTAAGTCCGACGCACCATATGGCACCACAATGTCTTCAGCTGGTACAAACAACGAAACCTGACGCTCAATGCGTGGGTCATAATATACCTTCTTAAATGCGTTACCTGACAAGCCAAGACCCCACAACATGCGTTCATGCTCAGGGCGATATTCCTTCATAACATCAGTAAGCTGATAGTTCATGTCTTCTTGTACACGAAGGGCAGAATCTTTTTTATCTTGGGTTTCTTTCCCAATAATCTGTGTCTTAACGGGGCCTGCTGCGGGGAACATAGACATCATCGTTTCTGCTTGGAACTTAACTAGCGCTTCACTTAGTAGTGGGTGATAGATACCACACGCGCCTTCCCACGGTTCAGACCGTTCCTCAATCTTCATACCTAGCAACTCTAAGCCATCTACATATGTCTGTATCCAGTCTTTGCGGGAAGCCAAGTCATCTTCGTAGTCGGCAATAAGCCCTGAAGAAATCTCAGTAAGAGCCCCTTCATCCATGTCCTCAGCTAAGTTCTTATTAAACTCGTCCTCGTCAGTACTAGGCTCTATATTAATCTCCATGTCCCCAATCTTAATACCTACGCTCTCAGGGTCTTCAATCTCAATCTCGATACCTTGGGCATTCGGGTCTTCTGTTGCATTCGGGTCTAAACCTAGGGGGGCTTGACTCAGCGCTTTATCTATTGCCATAATTTAGTCCTTTAATAATATGCTGCTTTTCTTCTATACGAACGTGTCGTGTCTTCATATGGCTCATCGTTTGGAAGCTTGATGAACCCCCCCTGCCTGAACCTAAATAATGCTAATGTTGTAGAGTCTACTTGGTCATCGTTTGTACCGCTAGGAAAGTCGTTGCATTCCTCAATAACCTCTTTAGCCCACCTACGGTCTGGTGCCCATACAATGCCAGAGCGAAACAAGTCCGACACCGCATTGACACGGCTTATCTTATCTTGTCCTTTACCCGGCGTAAACTCACCTAGCGGTATACCCATCCTGCGCATCTCTTGATACAAGGCAGCCCCGTTAGATTTCTTCTCCACTATAAATGAGTCTGGCTCCCACTCCTTATACTCTTTGAGTGCAAGTGTTTTTAACTCTGGGAACTCCAGTCGCTCTTTTATTGCGTTTAGTAATATTATATTATAATTATCTACCTCTTCGTTATAAAATACACCCCAAGTTGTCAAGGAATTATAGTCAGCCCTGTTATTAGTCTCTTGAGCCGCATCTAGCGCCATTATAATAAACTCACATTCTGGTGGTCTTTCTTTGTCCCATATCTTCCACCACTCCCTTTTTATCAGTGCACCTTCCTCTGATGTAGGGTTTTGCAGGTATTGTGCATTCCAGTAGCGTATATCAATTACAGCACGTTTAGCCTGCAGCTCTTCAATCTTCCAAAACTCAGGCCAGAGGGGAACCTCATATTTCTCTGTCTTTATTTCAACAGCCTCAACCCCATCCTCGTCTACTACTTTATACTCTATTTGTCTTTCTTTTTCCAGTATCGCAGGGAACTCTACAACCTCCCATTCTTCTGCGTCCTCGTTCTTAATCATCTGGTTTAGTATCTGCCCTGTTAAATCAAGCTTACTCCACCTAGTCATGACAACAATAATTGCACCGCCCGGCATAAGCCGCTGAATAGGACCAGACTGAAACCACTCCCAAGCAGGAAGAAAAACGTCGGCCCTTCCTTGTTTAGCGTCTTGTTCAGAATGAGGGTCATCAATAATAAATAAATCAGCACCCCTACCAGCAAGAGCACCACCCACACCAATTGCAAAGTACTCACCATTAAAATTAGTCCCCCATCTACTTGCACTTTTACTATCCGCCTGTAATGATACTTGTGGAAATACGTCTTTATATGCCTCTGACCCTACTAAGTTCCGTACTCTACGTCCAAATCCAATAGCCAAATCAGCAGTGTGAGAAGCCATAATGACTTTTTTATGTGGGTATTTACCCAAAAACCAAGCCGGAGCAAGGTACGAAATCATCTCAGACTTACCGTGACGAGGTGCAATATTGACTACAACCCGCTTTTTCTTGCCTTCTGCTATCTCTTCAAAGATTTTAGCTAGTCTTCTGTGGTGAGCACCAACCATATAGTCCGGATAAACGTGGTGAATGAAGTCTAAAAACGAATCTTTAGCTACTATCTGTGTTAATCCTTCCTTATATACCTTTAATAGAGGCAATACTGTCCGTTTTTGCTCTTCCGTCATCGTCGGAAACGAGTTTTCTATGTGAGCTACGTCCTCAGCCGTTAATTTACGTTGGTTTTTACTCACTTACTCTACTTTCTATCACTTCACCTTCAATAACCCTGCCTTTTATGCTGCCAAGCACCTTTAATAGCTCATCTTCTACTTCTTCTAGCGTCTGATGCTTAATAACTGTCTCGGTTCTCTTCTTAAACGCGTCGACTCCATCAATTTCACCTAGTTTGCTTAGGGCAGTGAGCCTAGTCTTGGAATCTTTACCGGTTACAGCCTCTTTTACTAAACCATTAATCACGAAAAGCTTCAATTCAGCTAAGTCATCAACTAAAGTATGCGTGGTTTCCGCCACAAGACCCGCCAAAAAAGCCATGGTTTCGTTCGGATACCTTGTTAAATCTATGTTTGCGTGGGGGTCAGTCATCATTTTACGCGCCAAATCAATCGCCTCAAGCTTTTGGTCTTCGGTAGGCACGATAGGATTGCCTGATAGGTCTGAGAGTAGCTTAATAGTATTAGCTCTCATTTGTAATTCTTGTTCTAGGGTAAGTTGTGGCATAGCCTCTCGCGCATTTTTAGGCAAAGGTATGTCTTCTTCTAGCGGGGGTACGATTAGTACATCTTCTTCCTCTGGGGAATCGTCAATTATAAGTACATCGTCATCATCTATCATTTGTTATAGCACCGTTTTTGTGGGGTGGAATGAATAGTAATGAATCTTATGGGGTAATAGTTTAATTGTCAAGAGAGATTTTAGTAATTTTTTGTGAAATATTTTTTCAAAGTGAGTTTTCAAAATAGACGGGGTCATTTGTGTTTTTCTAAATGTATACACCTTCGATGGGACCCATTCAATAATGTGGGGGGTGGGGGTCGCATATGCGCCAGTATTCAATACACTATGCCATTTCCCCTGCAGAAGTTGACTATTATTCTATATGTAAGGTATAACTATACTACGTTCAACGTGAACGGGTCATTAACATAGGAGTATATAGCATGGACACACGCTATCGTAGGGCATCTTATCTAGATGCAGTAGTAATGTCAGTACCAACTCAATTGGACTTAGTGCAGGAGATGGAGTGGGAAGACCACACCGAGTTCTTATCCCTTGAGGATGCTGGGTTGGAAGAAGTAGATGAGCAACCTATTGTAGGTGGGTTGTTTGATGAGGGTTATCATGCGAATGGTAACGTATATGAATACTGTACATGGTTTCACGACGGCGATGAACAAGCCTTTAGTGCAATCTAACTAACACAACGGGGGCTGACAACCCCCACTAAGGAGAACGAAATGCAAACAATAGATATATTAACAAACCTAAAGAGTATCCAGCTGTTACTTATACATGATATGAAGATACTTACACCACAAGAACACTATGCTCTTATGAATGAAGTTAAAGAGATAGCTCAAACACTCAATATGTTACTTGAAGTACCTGAAGAAGAATAAGGAGAACGACATGAAGACTAAGACATCAGAAGTATTATATGTATCATCAGCAGTAGTGTTAGTAGTATCCTACCTAGCCATAGTGTTCAACCCATTCAACAACATAGACTGGACATTCGTTGGTGTGTGTGAGGTAGCAATGGTAGGTATGTTCCTACTTGGTGTAGTTAAAGATAACAAAGGAGAATAACATGAATAACTATATGGTGATAGATAAGTACAATAGACGTGGCTATGTATATGCAGACACATCTTATGAAGCTCAACAGAAGGGCGCTAGAATGATGGGCGCTAAGAAGTCTTACGATGTAACAGTAGTCTTACTTAAGGTAGACGAAGTAGAAGTAGTACATAGTACAGCAAGTATCTAACACATCGGGGGCTTCGGCCCCCTTACTAAGGAGAATAACATGAAAGTATTTAACGTATTTGCAACCAAGAATGAAGAGTATGTAGTTGAGGTAGCGGCTAATTCTTATGAAGAAGCTGAAGCAATAGCAAATGAAATAGAGTTTGGTAAATGGGAAAAGGTAGAGGGGGGAGATGACTTCCATATATATGATACCCATTTTATAAGAGAAGAAACTAACATGGATATCAAAGTATTCCAAACAGGACGGCAGTATTCTGAGAAAGGTCAGCGTATTGCATACCTAATAGACGAGACCTGTATTTACTTTGTTGATGTTGATAGGGGTCTTGACGGTAAACTTGCCTACTCAACTACAGCTCGCTTACCTATAACAAATCGAGATGTATTAGCCTTGTATGATATGGGTAACTACAAATGGTTTGAGATTGATGAGTTTCCAATACGTGAAGCATTAAGGGATAAGGCACTGCACTTCTAGGGATGCGTAGCATGGGGAGCTTCGGCTCCCTGTCTATGTGCTATTGATACCAGTTACTAATCCCGCGCATGACTAAGCGCGTCGGGCTACAATGTAATTACAAAATCGGGCTTCCCCGATTTCCCCCGCGTAACTTTACATTACAATGCAATATCGGGTATAAATATAGTACGCTTCAGAACAAACGAAGCGGGTTTTTAATTTTTTAATCACATGAGGTTTATATGAACAAATTCGAGCAACTAGGTTATGAGTTTGGCGCGACGGGCTTTACACAAAAAGCAATCGCTAGGCAGTTATTAGATTTAACAAGTAATAAATTTGCTAGTGAAGTATCAGTAGATTTAAGGCTTGATTTATGTAAAGGTTTGGCATTACGTTATGCTGAAAATCATGCTGAACTTAATCAAGGTTATGTCTTACAGGGCGAAAACTTTATTAAGGTAGACGATAAAGAGTTCGTCGCATTTAAAGGTGCAAAGTATCAAATGAGTGTGAAAAACTTGTTAGGTATTGATAAGACAGAAATCAGCAAGCTAGCGCAACTAGATAAGCCACGCCACACGCTAGTTAAAGAGCCACGTACTAAGGCTATGGCATACTTATCTGATACTGTTAAAGACATGCAAAAAATAGCTAAAGAAATACTCGGTGAAATCAACGGGGATTCAAAGCCACGTAAAGCAAATCTTAATTTTGAAGAAGCTGTTACAGCAACGCTATTTGACGCCAAAGGTGGTTTGATGAAGAAGGCTATAAATGCTAAATCATCATCAGATAATTCATACAACGAAGCCCGTTGGGTTGCTAGTATGTTAGCCTTTAAGAATGAGTGGTTAGATAAGAAATACACCACTAAGAAAGCATAGCACCACAATGTAAGACTAAGCCACGCCTTATCGGGCGTGGCTTTTTTTTGGTCTAAATTTTCACACACCGCGATTGATACC